AAATCTCTATGAGGTTTAGCAATTAATTTTGGTGGATATGAAATGTATGCAACACCAAATATCTTTTCATTTAAAATTATATTTTTTATTTTTTTCTTTAATAATTTATCTCGATAAACTTTTTTCTTCTTCCCAAATTTAACATAGCATACTGATGGATCGTATTTCATATATTTTGAAGTAATACCCTCCCTTCTCATTGGAAAAATAGTGCTTTTTGCCCAATGTTGTAACAAACTTAAATCAGAATTAGTAATCATACCTTAGTAAAAACTCCAACTATTGCGTCATTTAAATAAACATCATAGTGTTTATTTTTAAGTTTTGCATAATCCATTTTACAAATCGGAACTCCATTGATAACTGGTCTTCCATTAAAACAAATCAACCAACTATTATCATCACCATCAAAAGATTCTTTAATTAATTTACCATCCCAATCTTGTTTTTCATCAATAGGATTAAATCCATACATTAAATATGAACTCGTACAAGTATAAACTCTCTGTTCATATAAAAATTTTTTTACATCAACAAAATTATTTTTATCTGCATCTATCGAAACATAGTTTGGATCAAATGGTTTTCCCATCTTAACATTACCATTAACAATTATATGATAAATGGCTTTATTATCAGGATAAGAATCTGTGAATATTCCATTAGCATCACCATATCCACCACATAATACAAACTCCTCACATTTTTTAATAAATTTTTGTATTATCATAATTCAATCCTCCGCATATGAAGTTTTTGAATATTTCTATTAAATTTTTTAACACATATAACCTTACCAATTAAATCTCGTAGGTTCAAATCACCACTCATATCTACTGGGATATTGCTTGGTATTGTATCTAGTTTATCTTCTTGATTTTGTATCTGATTTAGTCCAAATTTATTTACTAAACTCTCAGAAAAACTTTCAATATCATTCATATCTAAATCATCACAAGATAATCCTATCGAAACATAATCATCAATAGATATTTTTGATTTTAAATTACAAAATTTAACTGCTATTTGATTTGTTTCTGGAAGATATTTTGTGATTTTAAAAATTACCTTCATGTTGAATAATCCCCCATGATGTAGCAATATATTTTGTTCCCCCCAACGGAGGATTACCCCTATGTGTGTGAGTGAATGATGCAGGAAAAATTATCACATCACCCGTTACAGCCTCTTCTCTACGTTGCTGATATAGGAACTCTGTTTCACCTCCATCAAAATCATCATTCAAATATAATTGAACCACAAATTGTCTGGCTGCCACTTCTAACCCTGCTGTTTCATAGTGCCAATTATGGAATCCACCACCAGCTGGTATCTCTTTTAATTTGATGTCATGCATTAGAAATCTTCTTTGACCTAATATACTAAATGCTGTTAGATATTCATCTACGCAAGGTTTGAATTTAGGAAAAATTTCCTCTGAGAGTCTACTAGACATTGAAAAATCATAATCATGAGTAATATTAACTGTCTTGTTATCCACCTTTGTTAGATCTTCTTTTTCATAGAATAACAAATGATTACTTTCAAAAAATTTAATTCCCTCTATTATTTTTGAGCAATCTTCTCGTGTAAAAGCACCACTATATCTCCTTATTAAATCAGATTCAAAAGCCATAATTAAAAATCTAGTACAATTATTATAACATATCTATCACTTCTGGCAAGATACGATATTCTTCTTGTTGTATTCTCTTAGTTAATATCTCGACTGTATCAGTTTCAAGAATAGGAACCTCTGCCTGTTTGATAATCTCCCCTCCATCTAAATCATTATTTACATAATGAACTGTGCATCCTGTGACTTTATCAGAACTATTCATAGCCTGCTCAACTGCATGCAACCCTTTATATTTTGGTAGTAAAGATGGATGAACATTTATAATTCTATTTGGGAAACTCTCTACAAAACCTTTTGATAAAATTCTCATATAACCTGCCAATACAATATAGTCCACTCTCTGCCACTTAAACTCATTAGCAATTCTAACTTGTTCATTATGATGAAAGTATGCAGCAGGGATTCCATATTTTGCTGCTCTATGAACTGCACCACAATTCTCATTGTTGTAAACCATCAATACAACTTCATGATTCCAACATGATTTGACAATATTTTCAAAATTTGTTCCGTTACCAGAACACATAATACCAAGTCTTTTTCTCATCCAACTCCGTTTGTTAGTGTTTGATTAGGATGTATTGATCCACTATTATTAATAGTAACACTAATAGAATTATCTGTCCTCCTTATCGCTGATCCTGTCGCACCAGCAGGGCCTCCTGATCCTCCAGATCCTTCACCACCACTACCATTTGCTCCTGCATCTGCTGATTCATTTGCAGGTTGTCCACCTGCTCCACCTGCTCCACCAACTGCTTCACCTCCATTATTTCCTCCTCCACCGCCACCACCGGCTTGCTCAAAATCAACTCCGTTTGCTCCATTACTTCCACCAGATCCACCAGATCCACCAGTTCCTCTTTGACCAACAGGAGTTCCTGCTCCACCGCCACCGCCACCACCAGAGGCAGTTCTCCATGATTTATGGTCATAGTCAAAAGCACCACCGCCACCGCCACCGCCACCGAAACCAGCAGATAAAAATCCACCTGAAGCAACATTAACAGTAGTAGGGCCATACTCAACACCTAAACCTGAAGTACCAAATCCACCTTGACTTCCCGATGAATTACCATTAGCACCATTACCACCGAATCCACCAGCACCTTGAACTCTACCTGAACCACCTATATCCACTTGTAATTGTGTAGATGGGTTCCACGTTCCAGTTCTCAATGCACAATGATTTTGTTGAAACCTTTCAGATCCAATATCTTGATTCACATGAATATGAACTTTTGTCCCTGATGAGTTATTTGGTCTAGATCTGAATCCACCAACAACTGCTACATGACCATCACTACCTATAGATCCGTTTGTATTGTATCTATCTTTCGCATTTAATCTATTCCCACCAGCTCCTGATGACCAAAAATTAACCACCTGTTGCAATCTAGTCCCACGAAAGTCACTCATTTTAATTTGGCCTGAAGTTGGTATAGATCCTCCTCCATCTAAGGTTGAAAAAGATAATCCTCCAATTACTTGTGGATAATTTGATTGACTGTAACCAATCTTTTGATAAGTTCCTAACTTTACTGCGTTACCACTACTCTGCCCACTAATAGGATGATTTGGGCCAAATTCAGCAGCAATTTGACTCATACTAATTGAACCTGATGATGGTAAAACCATTAATCTTCCTCCTGTCCTTTTAATCTTGAATTTTCTACTCCTAGTTTTTCTATAACAGAGTGTAGATGTTTTATCTCTTGACCAAATGATCTCGCTGCCTGAGAGCATTTATCATCTAGTTCTTTAATTGCCTCAATAAGAAGTGGAACGATTTTTTCATACTGAACTGTTAGATACTCGTCACTAGCAGGACATTTTTTCACTGCTTCTGGTAAGATTCTTTGTAAATCTTGTGCGGATACACCAGCATACCTTGTTTCAGTATCAAATCCTAGATCACCAGCAACCTCATTATGTCTATAAGTAAATCCATGTAAATTAGATCTAACAATTTTATCAAGTGCATCTTTAATTGGTTTAATATCAGTCTTTAATCTCATATCAGAGGTTAATGCAGTTACATCACCAGTGGTGCTAAAGTTTCCAGTTTGACTTATATCAGCGATAACTTCAACTATGTTATTATCTGCATCTAATTGTAATGATCCAGATATTGTGTCAATTTTATTATCTTTAATCCTTACATTATCAGTTCTAAAAACACCAGTACATACAAGATCACTATCAAATAAAGCATTACCATCAACATCAAAAGTTCCATCTATTTGTGCATTACCATCAACATTTAAATTATTGTCAACATCTAAATCTGATTGAACATTAACTTTACCAGTGCCATGAGCTTTTAAAGTCAAGTTAATATTACCTACCACTGTCTCAAGTTTATTACCATCAAGTTGTGTTGAATCAACTCTAAGAGTGGTAAATATTGCAGAAGATGGGTTAGCAGCACCAATCGCAGTGGAATCAATATTACCACCATCAATATCTACAGTATTAGCAAGTAATGAATCAATATTTGCTGTTCCATTAATAAATAAATTTTTCCACTGTAAACTCGCTGTTCCTAAATTATGTTGATCATCAGTTCGAGGAACTAAAGCACTATCAACTACTCCTGATATGGTTACAATATCACTTGAAGCATCCCCAAGTGTTACATTTCCTTTAATATTAGCACCACCATTTACAATTAAATTACCAGCTATTCCTATGTTATTAGGTAGTCCAATTGTAATTTTATTATTAGTTACTGTTGTCTCAATCTCATTTAACGTACCCTCAAATGTAAGTGTATCAGTTCCAAGTGTTACTACATCACTTGTTCCACTATCAGCAGCAATCGTAAGTTCTGTATCAATGCCATCAATACTTGCTTTGACTGCTTTTGCTGATACAAGGGTGTCATGATTCGATGATACTGTTGATAGATCTGTATCAACACTTGTATAAATTTCTGAAACACCTTGGAATTTTAATCCTGATACCTCAAGAGTATCTTGTACATCAACAATACCTGTACCATTTGCTGATAGATTTAAATTGCTATTTGTTTGTGTACATGAAACTGTATTACCACTTATTCTAACATTATCAATATCAAGTCTAGCAGCAGATAAATTACTTTGAACTGATAAATTGGCATTGACCTGAACATTATTTGAAAATGCGTCAAGAACTAAATCTCCAGCATCAGTATCAATCGTTTGTGCATTAGTTTCTGCAATGTTAACATTACGAACATCAATACCACCACTTAAATTAACAAGGTTATTAAATGTGACAGTACCATTAAATGCATGATTATCAGTTGAATTATTACCTATCGTAGTATTACCATCAATGGTTGCACCACCATCAATATCTAAATCTCCAGTAGCACTTAAATCACCTAGACCAATAATATTACCATTTGATTTAAATGCTCCACCAACATTTAAATTCTTCTCTACACCAAGTCCACCTTCAAGAACTAAACATCCTGTATCTTTACTTGTTGATTGAGTTGTATCTGTTATTTCAAAGGTATTATTCAACTTCATAATACCATTAACAGTTAGATCCTCATTGATCTTAACTAACTTATTAAATGTAACAGGGCCATCAAACTGTGTAAGAATTGTATTTGATTTACCACCCTCAACAACTAATCTTTCTTTGATGATTACTTCATCGAATATAACTGATAGTCTTGATGGATCTTCACCTGTTACAGTTGCGATTGGAGCATCAAATGTTCTCTCCTGACCAGTTGCAGAACTAACTCTCTTATTACCAATAAAGAAGTCACCTCTGTTGTTCATACCTGTGTAAACAACAGTACCACATGATCTTTCTTGTGACTGAACTAAGAACTCCTCACGTTCTGATAATGTTCTGACTTGAACCTGTGGTAAGGCAGTTGAATAGTTACCGGGCCCAAATCCAAGATATTCAAATGTATGACCAGATGCACGAATGATAGATGGTCTACGGAACTCAATCGCTCTAGGAGTTATTTTTCTAACAGGATCACCAGATAAATGTGCTTGTTGTGGTGTTCCAAGTGCAGATCGAATTACTTTAATTACATTACCACCAGTTACACTAGTGCTTTTAACTCTCATTATCTCGTCACCTGCTTGTAGGTAACTACCGATTGGGAATCTCGCAGATATTCCAGAGGCATTTCCATTATTAGGAAGAGTTACTGAGAGTTCGTCAAGATTACCAGAGTTTGAATTTGCTGCTAAAGTAAAATGATCATTATCATAAAAACTTAAACCTCTTGAACCAAGATTTTCATTTTCCTTATCGGATAAAGGTGTAGCAGATGCAACTCCATCGGGTAAAATAAATGCAGGAGTTCCAAGATCTACAGTTGTATTAGAAGTGAATGATGTTGCAGATATTTTTGTTTTAACTATAAATGATCCAAGATTTTGATTATTTCCATCTATCACCTTAAATTTTTGACCACTTACAAGTCCGTGACCACTTGAAGTTACAAAAGTTGTAATCGGATCACTAAATGTTTCACTACTAATTTTTATAGATGGCCCTACATTTAACGCATACTGATCAATTTGTGGTCTGGGTGATGTTGCGGTAAGTGCGACAGAGATTTGAGTTGTTGATGGAATTGTTGCGATACGATATAATCCATCAGTTGCAGTACCTACACCACTTAAATTAACGACATCACCAATATTTGTGGCAATACCAGATGATCCATGTGCAGATGTGATTGTAATTGATGCTTGAGTAGCAGATCCACCTCCAATGAATTGTTTATCAATATCAAGTGTTTCTGTTGTATATCCTGATCCACCTTCTGTAATTGTCACAACACCTACTTGTCCACCAGAGACAATAACAGTTGCTCTTGCACCATCCCAGTTGGTTGTACCTGCATTAAATAATTTAACATTAAGGTGAGTACCATTTGTGTAATTCGCACCAGCAGCACTTATTGAATTAGGATGTTTAGCTGCACCAAATCCATGTGGGCGATCAAATGTTATCGTAGCTGATCCTACATTTGCAGAACTAAATGTGGTCGTTACTCCAATAACTTTTCTACCATATCCAAAATCTTTTATAACCTTGTCAGTTGTTTCTCTTGTTATACTCTTACGAAGATCATCTGTTGCAACGTCACCTAATGGATTTCTTTTTGCAAATGATACAGATGATGCTGGATTTGAGTGATTATTATCACGATCTAATTGTGGATAAAGATCTACAACATTTTGACCATATTTAAGATCGGTAAATTCTTCAGATACTGCATTATCAGCATGAAGAACGAATAAGTGGTAAATACCATCTTGTGTATCTTTAATGAAAGGAGTAATTGTTTCATTACGATAGATGTAAAGATTACTCTTAATATCGTTTCTTTCAAATCTTGGTGATGCTGTTGTTTGTGCAGATAAACTCGTAGTATCACTTGTGAAATTACCTATTGAGTGTGTTACACCCTCTGTATCTCTTGCTGTATATGTGAATGTTTTATCATCAACAATGGATGCCACTGTAAATGATCCATTAAAACCTTTATCAAATAAACCAGTTGATGTTCCGTTGACATCATCATCCTTACAATTTTTAACGAAAATTCTTTCACCAACTTTTAAATTATGAGGTGCAACAGAAACCATAGTCACCACATCAGATAACTCGGAAGCTGTGCTTATGAATCTTGTATTACGTTTGTAATCATAGTCATTTTCATTTAAATTTTGTAAGATTTTAGAATTATCTGATCTAATACCTGTTGTGCTTGATTCTTGAATAATAAATCCTTCTTCTGGATTTTTTGCATTGGCACTTTCTTTCGGTACTACAACTCTTATTTTATAAATCTTCTCATCAAGTGATCTTTCATCAGGAGTTCTTTTAATGAAAGATACTGGTGTGCTTTTACCTAAACCATTAGCTCCGGGAGCTCCAATACCACCACTACCATTGAGATTATCCAATTCTTTAAACAATTCACTGTCAGGATTAGTTAATAAATACCATCCACGAGTTAATGTTGGGAAATTACCACTACCAAGTGGTTCATCAAATTGTGATACGTACGTTCCAGAGTCAAATTGTAATGGTGATCCAATATCTCCAGCAGATTTATCAGATACACGACTTTGAATTTTTAATTTAGTACCACCATGAACAATTAATGCAACTCCAAGATCAGCATTTGTTTTTGAAGATGCAAGTTTTATTTGGTTACTTGGTGATCCAGCTACAACAATTGCAAAATAAACAGTATTTTCTTCTAAATTTTCAGGTAAATCCGCAGAATCACTTAAGATTCTAACCTTTTCACCAGTGATTAATTCATGAGTTCCAATCGTAAATGAATTAGAAGTAGGGCCTGAAGTTACTTTATATTCTTTAATACTTGATGTCGTGCCTTTAGTTCCTGATCCAAGTGGAAGATCATTCATACGAATGGTCGCTTCCTTAATCCCAGTGCCAGATGGAGCATTAGTATTTGTAAAGTCTACAAATACTCTGTCACTTGCAGCAGCACCTACTCTATACCCTTGAATTACTGTTGGAGGAACATTATCAAGAGTATCAAATCCAAACAAGTAAAGATGACTTGAAATACCTACCTTCTCTGTAGCATCAACATTTATTCTCTGCCAATCAACGTTAGTTTCTGTTGAAGTAATTTCTTTTGGTGCAATTATTTGAGTAATAAATGCAGCATCATCTTTTGCAAATGCATCTTTCTTAAATCCATCACATGCTATCGCAAATTGTCCAAAGTTAGAGTTAGAGTTTGTAACTGAAGCGTCAGCACCTGTCTCTGCATTAAAGTGTTTATTGAAACCAATCGCAAAAACAGATACAATCTGCATAATTGCATCATTTGATAGTTTAATATGTGATGTTTCAAATCCTTTACGATAAACCGCACCTGAATCTAAGTGAAAAACTTTAGTGGGATCTTGTGATGATGATAATGTTGCTAATTCAGACCCAACAGATGGAGAGGTTGGTAAAGTTATACCCTTATAAGTTCTTGACTCAGGATCATACTTTTTAAAACATCTATCATCTTTTTGTAGTGAGATAGCAGTAAATTGAGCAACAACCATTGATCGGAAACCAGTGGCCTTGCTACCATCAGCATGCATACCATTCATACCGAAAACAGATCTCAATGAAATATTGAAGATATAAGGAGATGCACCTGATACAGTATCAGTTTCAATTGTAGCAGTACCAGACGATGAACTAGGACTTGCGTTTAAATCATCAGGGACAAATGGTAAAAGATATGTAAAGGTTCTAACACCTGTGACAGACTGAACTTTTGTTGAAATATTATATCTTTGATCTTCTATACCTTTTATCTTAATAGGTGTGCCGGTGGTTAGAGTATGGTCAGCTGAAGTAGTGACTGTAATAATAGATGTAGGAGTTGATCCATCACCTGATATAATATTTGAAATATTGATTGGATCAGAAGCAAATGCACCTACAATTTCAAACTCTGGTCTTTGTGCTGAGAATCCTGTGAGATTTGCAGGGAATTTATCTGCATCTTTGATAGTTCTATCAGGAACTTTGTTAAATGCATTTGATAACTTACTATAATAAATCTGTAAATCTGTCAATGCAAAACGATCATCTACATTAACACCATCCGCATATTCAAAACATGTTAATTTATGATGTGAAAAAGTTGGTTTTGATCTATTAGTTACTGAGAAATTAGAACTGTCAGTAAATACTAACCCATTCTCATCTCCATCAAAAATTGAGAACTGCCAAAAATAACATGTACCCGTGATTCTAAAAATTGCAGAACTGGCAACACCTTCATCAGTTGGATTTGGAACATACTTTGGTCTGACTTTTGTTTTTCTTAAATCAAGTCCTACTATTGATGTTCCACGAGGAACAATGACACCACCATTAATACTATTAAATTTATAAAGTATATTATCTTCTTGTGTTAAATCAAAAACTGTGGTCAAGTTTAAGGATAAAGTTTCTGAAGCGTCAGACTCTGCACCATTTGATCCTGATCCGTCAGGAGCGACTGCTTTTGCAGTACCACCAATACTTTTAATACCAAAACCTGGCCTATTATCAACTACATGCTCTCCCGGAAAAAGAAGTATCGTTGTCTTTTCTATTATGTCATTATTATTTCCTTCTACATAAGAAAATCTAGCAGACTCCAAAAGGGCCCTTTGAATCGTCTTGAATGGTTGTGCTAATGAATTACCCTGATTTGAAATACTATCAGTCGCATCAATATCATTTGGATTTACATAAAGAATCCTACCTTCAGTGTTCTTTATAAAATTCTCTAACTTATTAAGTGGCATCGCTCATTTACAAAGTATGTCTTCT